TAAAACAATGCCTTCACACTTCCTCCACTGTTATGGGACCACTAAAGTAACATTCCATGTCAGCAGAGTCCCAACCATTATCAAAAAACCAACCAGAACCTTCTTCCATAACTTCTTCTTCAAAGGTTTCTAGTTCTTCATCAGATTTAGAAGTTACGCCTGAGAAGTCCCAATCGTCCCAACATCCGTCCCAAGATTCGATAAATTCGTTTTCTTGGAATTCATTTGGGTGCAATACATCTTCCCAATCTTCAGATTGAGCATCCATTAACTGGTCTACTTCTTCCTGATCTTGGGGAGTAATTTCCCAAGTACCAGAACGCCAACCTGTTTCGTATTTGATACTATCACCGGTTTGACCTTCATAGTCTTTAAATTCTTCGATTTCAACATAAGACTTTTTCCACTTATTAGTGATAGAATAAGTTTTGCCAATTTCTACTTGTACTGTCATTTTTTCTCCTTATTGGATTAATAAGCCCAAATATTTAATGAATACCTTGTGCCGTCTATCACTGGCTTAACTTCATGTGGATACATAAAGTTGCTAGGAAAGATTGCACAATCACCCTTTTTAAGTAATACATCCTTGTCCAAGACTAATGTATTACCACCAATAAACTCATCATTCAGTAAGGCTATCATTGTTAGTACAGGATGCTCTCTGTCAATACCATGATCAATGTGACTTCTCATGCCCACGCCTTCTGTATATTTGTTAATTCTAATAGAATCCCATTGACTAATCAATTGAATTGGGTTATTTTTTGGACCAAATAACAAACTGTATTTTCCAAACACACTTATTAATTTGGGAGATATTTTGCTTTCCAATAGAGGATCGGCATCACAAACTAATATATCGTCAATTTCTTCTACTGACCCAGCTTTTGTATTAGTAGTGTGCCATTTATGCTGGCGCCACGTGTAACCGTGGGCCTTGTTAACAATATCATCACACTCTTGTGAAGTAAAAAGATTGGTGACAAAAACGTAATCACTAAGATTCATGTTTAGGACCGGTATCAACTTTTACTCTATTAAATTGAGTTTGTGTACCGTCATCGGAAACACGATGTTGTTTTACAGTACCTCTAATTTTAATAGACAAACCGGGTTTAGGGTTGATATTAGCACTTGCAAAGTATAAAACTTCCTCATTGGGAGTAACGCAAGTGGTATAGTAAACACCCCATTTTTGCGAATAAACAGATTTAAGAACCTCTACAGTAAGGTCCATTCTTTCACCGATCTTACCAAGTGTTTTGTTATTATTAAGACTTCGGATCCTGCGATTCTGTGCATCACGTACAATAGCCTTAGCATAAACACCAGGAAGACTTGCAATAACAGCAAGATCATACGTGGTGTCGATACGCTCCTTTTGTGCAACCTCTCCGGCGCTTTTATCAAACTCTGACATATACTCACCAGAGATCATTTTGAAAACTAAACCTTGAAAGTATTGGCGAACTTTAGCACCATCGTGCTTATCTCTGAGTGCTAAACGGGCATGTGGCTCCTCAAGATACCGAAGCATTAACTGCCTATTGGTTATGGTTTCTTTACCATTGTCCCAATGATTTTTGTTAAGATAACGACCATTGATACGCTGGGCTTTAGCGGCCGCCGCCCAAACATCATTTGCAGAAAAATCGAAAGGTGTAAACTTAGCCATTTGTTAGTCCCACTGCTTAAAGTTTTGCATTGACTCGTTAAACTCAAACCCTGCCATGTATGCTTCAATCTCGGCAGGGGTCATGTCTTTTTCTTTGACTTGCTCACCATTGCCTGTACCTTCGGGCCAGTAGTGAGGAAATTGACCTCGCTGATAATAACTGTCAGCACTGCCCCTATCAAAAGGGCTACCGTGAAAACTTGGGTAACGAATGCCGTTGTACTCGGTTGTTTTTTGGCTATCATCTAAATACATCCTACATGCTCCAGTAAGTTTCAGTTAATGGATCACAACAACCGCCAACTTGACTTAGTGGCAGGGTAACAGTGATTTCTTTACCAGTACCTGGCGCTCTACCAGTTCTAGTAACCATAGGCTCAACATACTCGTCAACATGAACGATTTCGTAACTAGATGCAAATTGCTTGTGCATACGCTTGAACTGAGGTTCAGTAGCATCACGGTATGCGTTGTACATCGGCGCATGATAGTCAGGCTTGCCTTGTGCAAGACACTCATCTACCTGATCAAAAGCCTTTTGATAGTACTTAACAGTACGGGTGATACCTGCTTTAGCGGCACTTGCAGTTTTGTAAACGGTAGACTGCCATGAACGTCTGTTGGGCTCTCTGTGAATACCGTTGTTTGTTGTGTCAATGATATAATACATAAAATTTCCTCTCTGTGTCAATATGTATATATTATCTCACCATTCTACCCAAATGTCAAGCCTTTTTTGCATGTTTTTTTAACTTTTTTGCCGTTAAAAATCAATCACTTATCCTTTTTTGGGTCAAATTTTGAGTCAACAAGACGCAATTTTGGCTTCATTCTGATGATTTTTTCTGCTTCCCTTAGTCCTTTTATACCCGTTTCCTTTTGCTTTGGTTTAGGAACATATGCGTCATTAGCAGACAAGTCTGGTCTTGATAACGTAGCAATCTCTTTGGCTAAAAGTTCCATCATAAATCTGACATCTTCTTTGTCATGCTGAGGAATTTCTTGCATCCATTTAGCAACAGCATCAAAGCCGTCGTTATGGAGAAGTTGCCCAATCCATGCTAGATTACCTTTATATCTACCTTCGTTTAATATGCTCATTGTTCTATCTTACTTCTTTTGTTAGTTAATGTCAAGCCTAGTCCGAGAATACAGGATCATATTGATCGTGGACTCCAGTCCACCAGTACTTTAAAATATTTTCTGCTGGCTTGCCTCTAATAGATTGTGAAATTTCTGGAAATCCTTCTCTAACTGAGGGGATATCTTTTTCTTGTGATGCACGTTGCAATGACGGCGTCAGCCAATAACTACAACTAGGTTGAATTCCTGCAATAGTCCAAGATGTTTGTAGACTAATTGCTTGCAATACCCCTTCATAAAAAACTGCTTGCCTAGAAAAGTCAATTGCTTCTCTAGTAACAGGAAGTTGAACACATTTTGGATCGGAATATCCTTCAATAGTTCCCGGAGTACAAAATCCATCTTCCATCCAACCGCGATAGGGAAAAAACTCTGTGCTTTGTGACACGATTTGAAAGACTACAGGCACATCTTGTGATGTAGAATAACTGCCTTTGGGTTTCTGACCGTCGTGACCAAAGAAATTATTATAAGACCTCTCCATATCTTCTAATAATCTGTCTCTAATGAGTTCTACGGTCATTGATTTGTTTTCTTCTGCGTCTCTGATAAACCCACCAAACGACTTTTGAATAATGTCTACTTTTTCTAACACACGCCAATCATTCCAAATGGGTCCGTCACCTATCCAAATTTCTCCGCTAAATTTTGACCTGATAACATCAATAGCCTCTGATACTCTTGTCATCCAGTGATCACGCAATTCAACTTGTGCTTGCGAATCATTAGGTATTTCACCATCTACTCCACAAAAGCATATCCACATTGCACTCCAATCAACAGAAAGGGCATCGATCCCGATTTGTTCTCCCCACTCTGCTGTTTCTAACATTAAGTTTTCATGTGCATCCCACATTCTATCAATTAATGCATGATCTACTCTTGCGCCTTGACTGAAAGGAAACAACCAGCGATCATACTTATCCAATGGCATAAATTGCCAAACGTAGTGAACCTCAACTCCATAGTCATGGGCTGTTTTGACAATGTATTCGATAGTTTTTTTGGATATGTGCCACCAAGCATCTTCTAATACCCAAAGATCAGCATTAGCATTTTCCCAATAACCGAAATTATAGATAGTAAGTGAATTTGCCCCGGTTTCTGCAAGTTCCATTATAGTCATACGATAATGTAATTTAACATATTCTTCTTTTGTACAATTCTCTGCCCAAGACGAACTGTGACGAGAATAATTGTCGTATACCCATTCTAAACTAAAATCTTTTAACCCCATGTCTCGTAACCAATGATTAGGTAACGTGTTGCTGGGATAAGGTATGTCCAGTGGACCCATATATCTTTCTGGGAATGCAGTAGAGTGTGGAGTAGTGCATGAACCTTCTGTATACGGATCATCAACATCTACGTATACAGATGCAACTACTTGTCCATTACCGTCACAAGTTAAACGAAATTGGTATTGTTTTTCTTGCGTAACTTTAAATTCTTCAGTACCTGATGTATCTTTACTTCCTTGCCAATCTACATTGGCAGTACAGGATGTAGCATCAGTTGTAGCCCATGTAAGGGTGACATATTCATTAACTTTGGCAGACGTTGGTGTTACAGTAAATGAAGTAATTTGAGGCGCCGGCGTATTATTGGAACTACTGCTTCCGCTTCCACCGCCAGTGCTGGCTCCTACAACAGCCGCACCTACGTTAGTGCTTCCACCGCCCCCGCCGCATGCGGCTAATACGCAACTGCAACATATGATAATAAGATACTTTTGTATCAGAGGAAATGTGTTAGTAACCATGTGTGTCCCTGTGTGTAATAGTTTATAACTCTATTATATTACACAACTACAAAGGAAAAGTCAAGCCTATTTTGCCCAAAAATATGCCCAGAAATCTGGGCATATTGATTTGTTTCTAAAGGACTGATCTATTAGCCGATTGATGCCAAAGAATGCACAATGATGAACAAACTTGTTGCGCCTAATGCTACCATACTAACATTTTCGCAAAACTGTCCATCGCACCTCTCAAGCCAACTAATCAAACCGTTTACTTTGCCTCTTGTGAGGTTTATAATTGCGTTCATAAGTCTCCGTGTGTCTATCTGTTTGCAAGGATTTGTGATTGTATTTTTGGTATTTTAAATTACGTAAAATATACTCACATTGTAGGACCCTCCTACAATGACTATTTATTCCTTATATACAAAAGTGTTACTTTTTATATAGAGTGTTACGGATGTTACTTTCGTACTCGACCCAATATTCTACTCTTTGGTTGTTTGCAACTAGTCTGGACCAAATATTCCTTTTAAGTTTACTGAGAGATTCAGTTGTAGGATATGTTTGTTGAAAATTATGCATTTGTTGCACGACAAAATCTTTACGTTGTTCATAGGGCAATGAATCATAACTATGGTCAATTATATCATCAAAAACATCAAATCCCAAATCACGTACAAGTTGTACGGTTCCGGGTGATGCGTGCCAAAGGGGTATTTGGTGCCATGCAAATGCTTTAAAAGTTTTTTCACTCAAATTGATAGGTTGACTATCTAGCTCCATTGTTTCACAAACAACGTTTACGGCATTCGTATAAAATATATGATGCCCGTCTGTGTGAACCATAATATCATCGGTGGCAGTTTTACCATCTACATACACCGGCCATTCATACGGAGAAAATAATTCTTCATAATTAACAATTTCTTCTAATTGTGTTGTTTGGTTGGATTCCGAATCTGATGACAAATTAGAATCTAAGGAATCTTTTGGATTAGCAATTATTATAGGTTTTCTTGTAATGAACGATGCTACATTGTCAATAATGGATCCGCAAGATGCCCTAAGAATCTCAGGATAAAATCCTGCATCAAACAAACTTTTTACAAATAAAACTCTTGCTTTAGACGGTCTTCTGGCTAAGGCAATAAAATGTTTTTCATATTGAATCTTAAACCAGTCTATATTTTTTTGTTGTAAGTCAGTATACCAGTCGTTGAGAATGATACATGTTGTAGGGTGAAAATCTATCTGTGCATATTTGCTTTCTGCCGGGTCAAATATTGAATTAGACTCAATAACAATTTTTTTAAATTTTTTAGACCAATCTTTTAAGACATTGTTTATACTTACATGGGGCATAAACCATTCGTCTCTAGCATCAATGATTAAAGTCCAGTCTGATAAATTAGAAACTCCCCATTCTCTTAACAAGGATTCAAAGACTTTTTTAATTGTAATTTGATCAACTGGAGCGTGATATAATCCCCCTGTTTTTACTGGTTGGATTAAAGTAAGATAATTGACGAGGAAAACTTTCTTTTTTGAATTTAGTGCGTATCCAGGTGCTCTATATGTAAACTCTCCCAGCAAGTCAGTTATCATATTTGTACTCTTGGGCATCTAAGTAGTCACGTAAAGTGCCATATATAGTCATCATCATTGCTGTTTGATGGTCGAATACTTTTATGTAGGGTTCTCTGTTTTCGCCATTTACTCGGTATACACCAAGATAATATGGACATTTAATTTTTTTAATTAATTCTGATACAAATGCCTCGGGCGCAATAATTTTTCTGCGTTTAGTTTTCTTATCAGATTCTAGTCCTAATGGAAAATTCCAAGAGGATATATTGGCTTCAGTAAACGCTTTAAGTCCTACATCCGATAATCGAAGACCTTGGCCACCCCTACCTGTCAACCACCAATCAAAAACTACATTACCAATTGGAACTGAATGCCACTTACATCTAGGTAGTTCTTTTAGTACTGCTTGTGTAATTTCTTCTTTTGATCTAGGAGACATCATCGGGATATACTGTGCGTCCCGAACTCATAAAGACAACTGTAAATTTATCCGTTTTAAATTGTGCATTTAATTTACGACACAAATTTCTAGCGTGACCTGGATTTGAAAAACTAGTCTTTTTGTATTTAGGAGCCGCATCGTTTGCTAGATAATGAGAGGACTTTAGGTTGATAGGTTGGTCATTATAGAACACTGCCCAAATACCTGCGGCTTCTATAATTTGATCACACTTGTAGGTGTCTTTATCGACAAACTCAAGTATTACTGACGGTTGGGTTCTACTCACTTAAAACCGCCCCCTTTAACCTGTACTGTAATAACTTCTTCATTCTTTTTATCTTCCTTCGATAACTCATGCAAGTCTGCTAACAACTTGCTGATATCGTCACGCAACCCTCGGGCCTCGCCAATTGGCAAGACAATGCTCGTAGTCTGCTTACCTTCTATTGCTGACATTTTATCAATAAACGATTTGATATGTAGCATTATATCTATATATTTATCTGAATTTTTGCTTCTTCTTTGGTTTTATATGGACCTAAATACGGATAACGTTGAATAAAAATATACTTAGGACAGAACATTACTTGGTTTACACCGTTATGTTCTACTACAAACCAACCTGCCGCATGGAAACATTTGCTTTTTCTAGTTTTTGTAAAAACATGTAATCCTCGTTTAACGTCAAAAACTGAATTGTAAGTTCTTGCTGTTGTAGGATATTCAGGATAAGGAACTGCTACTTCTGTTTTAGATTTTTCTTGTGATAAGAATTTGATTTTGGTTTTCTTTTCAATTTCTTTGGTGTTTGTAAATTGATAAAAACTACCTTGCAATTCTACACCAAATCCTGCGTGGTTAGCACAGACGTTTCCTACTTTCTTTTCGCCGTCAGTTAAAATCCAAAACTGACCGTCATTGACGGGTTTAGCATAAAGTTCTACTTCTAATATCATTTGATCTCCTGTAATCATAGTTCTTCCCAATAAAACAATTGAACAAGTCTTCCTGTTTCGTCAGTGTCTCCAAACGTGGGTCCTGGAGCATGAAACATATCAGCCCTGTATACAATTAATCTATTGTATACAAAATAAGATACCAATTCTTTTTGCCATTGATTTGGGTCATCAGATCCAAAATTCAAAATACTTTTGATATCTTGTTTGTCTGTGAGGTACGACTTATTTAACATTGTGTTTTTATAAAAAATCGTGCCTTCAATTTCTTGTGTAGTAGGAGTAAGATAAAGTACTCCTGCCCACTTGTTTTTATCGTTTATTGTTTGCCCATCTGCATGAATCTTATGTGGAGATTCTTTGTCAGTTGTCTTACTTAAACGAAACTTAGCATGTTCAAGGGATTGCAAGGGTATAACATTTTTCCCTGTAAACTTTGCTATAGTTGATTCTAAATTATATTTAGGCCCGGGCAAACATTTTGCAGTAGTCATTTTTCCTTGCCAAGGAGCATTGCCGTTTGGAAATCCCTCACTTACTTGTTCTGGATGCCAACCTAATGCACCATTAATAACGCGGTTTCTTATTTCATCTGGGTTTTCCCAAAAATCGTCAATAAAGAAAAATGCGTTAGCCATCAACTAAACTGCCTTTGTATGGTGTATTTAGCCATTTGCCGTAACTGTCTGCTTGATCACTAATTCTATTAAGTTCATACTTGCCACAAAAACGCATAAAATGTACACCTACTTGAGGTATGTCATTGTTAGTACGCAGACCTGTTTTGATATGATTATCGACTTGATCCTTGACAGCATCGGGCTGGGCATTAAGATCAATCAATGTGCGATTACGTTCATAGTCATCACGTACTCTATGCTCTACACCGTCATGGTCAACCCAGCGTTGCAACATAATGTTGTTCCAATTAAAACCGCCTTTCTCTTTGTCTTCCCACGCTTCTAGCAAACCTGTTTTGTTTTTTGTTCCCTTCTTGCGTACACCGGGATATGCACTGAATACGTTGTCAGTAGCGTCACCTCGCATACACTTTTCAAACAGCAAATATGCAGGGTCTTCCAACAGTTTGACTTCACCTGTCTTTTTGTCTTTGATAGGACGATCCTTATCGTCAAAGTATCCATCAATAGTAATAAACTGATTAGATACACCATTGTACTGATGTACGTTAGTTGCAAGTAACTGTAAATAGTCAGTGTCAGATGAGCAAATAATATGATCATCCTTAGGATGCAATGAAATGAACCTAGCAATCAAGTCATCTGCTTCTGCTTGAGGATCACGCAACACACTACAGTTAGTCTTTTCTTTAAGATACGTAGTAAAAGTTTCATATGTCTCCCAGAACATTTTATTTTCTTCTAGTTCTGCTTCAGTCATTGCTTGTTCGTTGAGTTTACGATTGGCTTTGTAAGGTGTGTAAAAGTCTTTACGCCAACTGCGACCCTCTAAACAAAACACAACGTGATCGATACCAAAACGTCTTACTGCTGAATTGACTGACCCAAACATCAAATGCAACGCCATACCGATCTTTTCCCACGTGTCACTACTGCGACTGGCAACGTGACGGGCACGGAAAAACGTGTTAGCAGTGTCAATTAGTGCGTATCTCATGTAGACTCCATAATTATTTATCAAATAATATGACACTATTATACGCAAAATATACGTATATAGCAAGCCTTTTGTGAAACTTTGGGTAAATTAATCTATAATTGACGTAGTATCGTCTGGTGGTTGGGGAACAAATTGTTGTACCGGATCAATCGTTGCCGGAGCAACATACCCTTCTGCTTGGGCAACTTCTTTGTTATCAAAGTATTTTAGCATTTCATCTACAAGGAACTTGCGATTCTCTGCTATAGATAAGTCTAGTCTGCGTTCATTAATTAGGGTAGTCTGATGATCTTTCCAAGCATCAAATGCTTTTTGGGACACGGTTTCCATAAGTTCTTTGCCTTGTGGTCCTGGCAACGGCGGAACCTTCATTGCTGGAAGGTCTTTTTGATATTTTTTGCAAAAAACTGTATCGATCATGTTATTTGTATTTAATAGTCCGTCGTGCATTAACTTACCTCGGTAAACCCATCACCTAAATCTTTTGATTGTACTACTCTCATTTCTGCTCCGGTGATAGGATCTCTATTTTCAGGATCTGCTTGATCCTGTTCATAAACTTCTAGTGCAATATTTCTACACACAGTTTGGAACCAACGCTCAACAATCTCGTTGTCAGTATCGTCGGCTTTCATTTTATAGCCTGCTTTAACTAGATTTAACAAGAACTTATCGTTCCAGTCTAAATCAAAAGAACCGTTACCTACATTACTAGGGTCTACATCAACTCGCATAATTGCAACATAGGGTTCGTTGTTTTTTGTTGCCTGTTCTTTAGGAGTTAACTTTTTCTGTTTTGGTTGTGTTTTAGGCGGTTCCTTCTTTTTGAATATATTCTTTATGCCTTCAAACATTATTTTCCTCTTTTATGTATGTATCATACAATTTGATGCTGGCTAAATTTTTTGCTTTAGACTCGCACATAATGTCGGCCCACTCGTTGTGTGACACAGCCCACTGATTGACAGCATCGTTCCAATAGAAGTCAGAATGGGCACGTAGTTTTTGCTTTTTGTGTCCTGATTCTAACAGCATATTAAGATCAGGAGTGACAGTAGTATCGTGGTCAACAAGATAATCCTCACGTGATACAGAGTAATGCATAGCAGGACGCACACCACGCCAACTGTCTATCACACGTTTGATTCTGTCGTCCTGTGGCTGGATGTATTCGCCTTCCTTGACCCAGTGATGATGTATGTCTAGCACCAGAGCGAGATCGTCCACGAGTTCGAGGCTTGCGTCAAGTCCCCATGACATTTCATCATTTTCGATTGTGATTGTGTTGCGTGCCTCGGGGGTAAGTCTGCCGAGAACGTCTTTGATACCTTGGGGACCATTACGTCCTGAGATGTGTACATTGATTTTGAAGTCCTGAAACTGCTTGCCGTAGCCCATTGCCCGTGCCATATCCACATGATACTCAAACTCCTTAATACTATTATTTACTATATTAGGGTTATCTGATGCAAGAACAGTAAATTGACCCGGGTGAAACGACAAACGTACATCGTTAGCACGTGCAAAGTCACCGATAGGTGCAAATAGGCGCTCCATTTCGTTGCGAACATCGGGTAACTTGTAAAAGTACGCCCAGTCATCGTGTGTGTAACCTGTCATCATGTCACTAGTAAGACGTACCATACGTAGTGCAGGGGGCAGTGTAGCCACTTGTTTAACTAGATTAAATGTGTTAGTAATGTTTTTAGTCATTACTTCCAGCATTTTATCTTCTGCTTTGTCACGGTTATTACGCAACCATGTTAGTGTTGTGCCTCCAGTGTTGAGACCCTCGACAGAGACAATACCTTTCTTAGGGTCGTCTTCAACCCACTTACAAGCAAAGCCTATCCTTTTAATGTTGTTATTGAAAACCATGCATAAATACTCTATATATTGTTGGAACTAACGTAACCATGAATGACATACGAAACATATTAGACATACTAACAGAAAATGCGGTTGAGGTCAAGCCCAATTTACCCATAACTGAAGGTAATCCAGGAGAAACATCAGATTTAGTTAAATCAAATGCTCCCTTCTATGCACATTCAGAACAAACATTAGACAAAATGATTGCTGGATGGGAAGTAGAAACGCTAGATCAATTCTTACGTGATGCGGGTATTCGACCAGATTATGAAGAATACAACAAAGAGGAAGTTCCCGAAGACGAAGAAATTAACGAGTTTTGGACTAACCCTCCCCCAAAACCAAAACAACCTGATTTACCGTTTGGTGGTGAAAAAGAGTGTGATCAATGCTGGGGAGACGGTACAGATTTTGATCAAAATTATGACGTAGTTACTTGTCCCAAATGTGGCGGCACAGGTAAAACGAAAGTAACTACTGAGGGTGAATGGGACTCAAGCAAGCACCCACCTGCTGTACCATACAGAAAAAGTGTTCAAAAAGATTTAGACGACAGAATTTGGAATGCAAAACCTCCAATTAAAAAAGATAAAAATAAAGCATCTGACGATGTTGAACGTGAAAGACGTTGGAAAGATACTATCAAAACAGATGTAGACGAAGCAATCAAAGGTGCTCAAACTAAGCCTTTCCCAGAAGATGAATTATCAGCGTATTTGGACAGAATTTTAGCAAAAGATAAAACTAAACTAGACAAATACAAGAAGCCTTATATTCATAGAAGTAATGCAATGGACCTTATTCCCATTGTAGACCAAGAAGGTAACAAGTACGATCTTAAAAAACTTGCTAAAGACATCACTGAAAGACCTAAAAAATTGCTTAAGCAAAACGAAAAGATGCAACACAGTGATGGCACAGTAAACATATTTTATAATGTGGGTCTTCCTGCTCTAACAGGATTGGGTTATGATGAAGAAAAGAAAGAATTCATCATTATTAATACATGCCCGGGAGCAGGCGAATGTAAGACATTTTGCTATGCTATGAAAGGTGGGTATGTTCAATGGAAGGCAACATCACTTTCACAAACAAGAATCTTAAACTTTTTGTACAATGATCCTCAAGGATTCATGGACCAATTATCTGATGAAATTGATGCTGAAAAACGTAAAGGCGATGCAAAACAAAAGAAACATAAAGTCACTATACGTTGGCACGATGCAGGAGACTTCTTTTCACCTGAATATTTAGACATGGCTTATAAGTTAGCAGCCACTCACCCAACTGTTGATTTCTATGCTTATACTAAAATGGCTGACGTAGCAGGCGCCACACAAAATCGTCCACCTAACTTTTTAATTAACTTCTCAATGGGTGCTAGGAGAGCAGAGCAAAAAAGAGTTGATTTTGGTACACAAAAACACTCTATTGTTGTTCCAAGAGAATTGTTCACCGATCTAATTCAAAAAGACGGGAACAAACTTATTAAAGATGAAAAGGGTAAAATTCAGTGGAATAATGAGCAAGACTGGGAAACATTTAAACAACGTCTAGCCGCAAAATATTCTATCCAACCTGATTCAATTATCAGTTATGAAGAAATGATGGAGAAGCCTTTAGGCGGCGCCCACGCAGACGGTGATAGAAACTTTAAACGTGATCTTTGGAACGTTGTAGTTGCACCCGGTGACGGAGACGATTCTGCTAACCGAGCAGATGTATTAGGTACGTATCTACTGATGCACTAAATCTTCAGAAGGACCTCTAGCGGATAAAGGTCCTTCATGTAACTTGATGTTCCCTCTAAAACATTAACTGGCAAATCACCGTCTCGTCTAGGACCATATTTGATCTCAAAATCAGCATTGTTTACTTCTTTAAATAATTCTGCAATCTCTTTTACACTTCTTCCTACACCGTGACCTAATGACTCAACTCCATTTGCAGGATTGTCAATTGCTTCAATTAATGCTTCAACTACTTCCATAACGTGTACATAATCTCTTACACAAGTACCATCGTGTGTATTATAATCATCACCGCAAATTGTAAACTCTTTTGTTTCCATTGCGTTCATTAGATTATGCATTAAACCGTCAGGATTTGTTGGTGGAAATCCACCTGTTCCTATTACGTTATAGAATCTAAAAATAGTATAAGGTCCCGGTTTGTGTTCAGTGTAGTACTCTGTTACACAATCTTCTGCCGCCCTTTTTGAACGACCATATGGATCTGCACAATGTTCAGCACATCCTGTTGATGCAAAAATAAAGTTTTTAGTTGGAGCTTGACTAATGACATTCATAGTACCGTTTAAATTTGTGATATAGTAACCAATCGGTACCTTTTTGCTTTCGCCAACTCTGACGACGGCCGCCAAATGAATCACAGTGTCATATTCTTCTGGGAATTGCAATGGTTGATTAATGTTCCATGGCAAATGAGTAAGTTTTGGATTATCTAATGTTTGAACAAACTCCATAAAAATCGGAGGAAACTGCCTAGTATCTAGGTTTGTTACCTCATAATCTTTTTTCAAAAGTTCTTTGATTAAATGTGTTCCAATATAACCTGAACCGCCTGTTACTAATATCTTTTTCATAGTCCTTCAAATAACCCCGCTGATTGTGTTGTTGATACTGTTTCTGGAACTTCAAAGTTTTCATCTGTAGTCAACCATGTATCAGTATCGTTATATATTACTTTAAATTTATGCTTGTTAGTTAACACACTTCTAATATCATCTATACAAAGTGTAGTTCTATTTAGGCTTTTGATATAGTCCGCATAACTAACTGTATCACCCTGTTGCAAAATGCCTGCTGTATTAGACTTAGATTGCTTGCCTTTAAAAGATTCAAAGCATTCATTCCATTGTGTAAAGTTTTTACCTTCTTTGGCGCTATAAAATTCTAATGCACCTTTTTCATAATATGATTGTGCTACTTCAAACTCATTATATAATTGTTTAATTAAATTTACAATCCCTTCTTGTGGCGCAGTATAGAAATACTTGCTGTCAAAGTTCTTTGTCCAACGCATATTATCATACACTACCGTTGGTAATTGTATATGTTGTTCTAAGAATGCAATGCCATAACTTTCTACGGTGCTAGGATTAAATGCAACTCTAGCACTCTTAATAAAGTTGACCTTTTCTTGTCCAATAATGCTTTCTTTAATTTCATACGGAACACCGATTTTTCTTAATCGTGCTTCAAACTTTTTAGCACCGTTATGATTTGTCATTACCTTTGCAGGCAATTGTGTTTTTTCAATTATTTCTAAAAAGTCTTCAGGACCTTTTCCTTCTTCCCATCTACCAATAAACAATACACCTTCACGTTTGCCATTATACTTTTCTAACAACGATGGTTCAGGTAATGGAATAGGACATTCAAAAACAGGTACAGTAAACTTTGAACTTAACGTGTTGCAATTGAATACACTTTGTGTTCCTATAGTAATAGAATTTAGTAGCATTTGCAAACGCATTGTTTGATTGACGTTATCCAAGAAAGGATTCTTAGTGTCTGTAAATATTTGGCTTTCTAAATGTGTGTAGTTAATAATCTGTACACAATCTTCTAAACCCATTTCAGATAACAGCCTAGAAGTCTCATACGTGTTGCAAACAATACTATCGTAAATATTAGATTCAAATGCCTTTAGGACACTGTTTCTAAAGTTAATCATGCGTTCTAAACAATAACTATCTCCATACATAAAGATGCCTTGATGCTTTGTGTATGGCAATGGATTATCTGCATGTATAAATCTTGCCCCGTCATTAATCAGTGTTTTTGTAAACTCTGTGTGCTTGTCAAACTTGTCGGTTACGATATCTACTTTGACATTGTTTTCTTTCATCAGTCTTACAAAACTTAATGCGAACTGTCCTATACCACCATGCGGTATAAGATGTTGATATGACATTAAGAATGCAATACGTTTATTGTACATATAAAACTTCCATAAAGATCATTATATTCTATAGGAAAAGGAAGGCTTTGTCAAGCCTTCCGTAATTGTTTGGGTGAATTTATGCAAACGATACGGTTTTTATAACCTTTTTACCGTCTAGTGATAATTCTTTGGCGTGAACTAATGTAATACCTTTTCTGCTTTGCAATTCGTTGATGCACTTTAATCTGCGTTTTGGAATGGCATTATTACTATTAACATATTCTAGTAATTCATTGCTGGTCATATTTTTGATGTAATAATGATTCGTTTTGGTTCCTTGTCCTTTTACTCTAATTATTTCAGATGGTCTAAATTTAGTTGGCATTGTTTCCTCCTTTTATGCCTGGTTCGTCTATTTGGTAGAACTTGCTGTTGTGCCCAATCATACTTGAAGCATCTTTTTTTTCTTCCCAATTCTTTATCGCCTGCTTGATACTATCTTCTGCTAAAACCGAACAGTGTAATTTAATTGCCGGTAGTTCTAATGCGGCTGCAATGTCTCTATCTTTAATAAGTTTTGCTTCTTCTATGGTTTTGCCGGTTAGCATTTCAACAAACATCGTTGAACTTGCTATTGCACTCCCGCACCCGTAAGTTTTAAACTTTACATCTACAATTCTTTCATTTTCATCTAACTTGAGTTGAAGTTTCATAACGTCACCACAAGCAGGAGCGCCTGTCATTCCTGTTGCTACATCTGGGTCGTTAGGATTAAACCGTCCAACCGAAAAGGCTTCAGGATTATTGAGGACTCCCTCAAACCTGTCTATTACTTTTTTACTATATGCCATTTATGTTTCTTGGTTGTCCTTTTGGGATGGTGGTAGACATACTTGTCCTCTAGCACTTCCTCCGGCTCCGCCTTCAGGAAGTCTCCCACTCACACTAACGTCCCAACAAGGTGTGTTAACACAGCCTGTTAATGTTAGGCTAAGACTGAAAATACCTATTAAGTACTTCAAGTTTATCATGGTACTCTGCGATAAATCCTAATTCTTTTTCTATCGTATCCATTACGTCAGGATGCTCTGCAACACCGACTTGATTATTAAGTAAAACTTCTACGTTAATTTTGTGCTTTTCAATTTGACCTTCAAAGTGAGCAATACTTGCCTTAACGATTGCTTCTCTTAAATCACTCATATCTATCTCCATGTACAGTACTATTTATTACTTTTATGTGCCCCACTCATTTTTAAATAGGGGAACTTGCAAACGATCACTGTATCTTAAGCCATTTTTCATTGCGTAGTCTGCAACTCGTCTGCTATTCATTGCATATACACTTTCTGTACCACCTACTGGCATCAAATATACATGACCTTTAAATCCAGCCAGCCTATATTCTGTGACTGCTCGCATTGCTTCTTCAAAATCATCTTCTGTTGCTACAACAAATTTAAGATATGTTGTGCCAACTTCTTCGTATCCGCATACTATTTCGGGTTTGATAGCATTAGACCATTTTTCACCACTGCAACTTAGTTTTGCACTAACTGAGAATGTAATCTCACGTTCGGGCATATCTTTTTTAAGATTTTCGTAGTGGTGTTCTTTCCAATCTTCTAAGTATTCCTTAAACTCGGGTCTAAGTTTTTGTGTACCGTTTGTTTCAAAGGTAATTTCTTTTAGACCTTTCATAAGTGGGTTATCAAGCAAATCAGGATATGCTCGTTGCCACCCTAGTAGCGGCTCACCACCTGTGATTACTAAATGCTCGTCACGCCATTCTTTGTGTGGCAACATGTTAACAATCTTTTCTGCAATGTCATCGGTTTCCATTTCAGGACTAAGATGTCTAAATCGTCTGTCCCAACTAGCATATGAGTCGCATCCTGTAGAAACGATTGGAAGTTCTTCGTAAGACTTATACTTTGAAATATCAGTTGCTATAATATCTCGCTCAGTAGACATTTCTCCCGATTGCATACCAAACCCACCGCAAGTAAAGTTACAACCAAAGGTGCGTAAAAATACTGAAGGGACACCCATGTATCTGCCCTCACCTTGAATGCTGTAAAACAACTCTGCTATTTTAAGTTTAGCCATATATAAGTCCTGTCATTATATTCTATAATTATATGTTATATTTAGGCAGAAGTCAAGGTAAATTTAATTTTTCTTTAACCATTTTGACTATTTTTTCATAACCATTGTTATTTGGTAACCAATTACCTTGTTTAATAGTAAAGTAATCTGATCTAAACAACTCTCCCCAAACATCGCAATCTTTTATAAGTTTATCTATAGTATCTTGTGGCGTATCTGGGTTTATTGGATACCAAAGACTGTTTTTAGCAAAATAGACATCAGGGTGATCCCAATCTGGCTCTAAAAAATTAGGAATAGATTCACACAAATTGATAAGGTTGGTATAATTTGCACTATTAAGTTCTACTTTATTTGTTCCTCCCATACAATAAACGGGTTTTCCAATATTGTTTAGTGCATTATACCTTTTTTCAATGTTCTTGCGTTGTATTTTTAATAGGTGATCGTAATCATTAAACCAAGGATTATGTACGAAATTATCTATTAAAGGATCCGGTGGAATAATTAATGTAATGTCTACAGCATTAAGAAATCTGTAAGATTGAATTTGTTCTATGTAATCCATTTCTTGCTTATTAACAAGAACATCTATTTCATAATTAGGATTGAGTTCTTTTAAGGATACCCCTAACCCTTCGACCCAATTGCTACCCGCTAAAAGAATCTTCATGCCACCAACATTCCCAAGGAAAATGGTACCAAACGTCAGGCTCATCTAATTTATTAATACTATCGCCTACGTAATGCACATCTTTAAATTGACTGGCTTCGTTGTTGATTAAGACAGCAATCTTAACATTCTTAGTCCATACAGTTTGCCACGAACTTGTTTCATTTGGGTAACAACTTGATTGCCAATCTTTTTTAATCCAATTAAGCGTGGCACCGGTGTCGTTGATGTCGTCTACAATAAGAATGTTTTTGCGTCTACTAACGTCCCAGCGACTTTTGTTAATTGCTTGTTCTTCATTAGTCAACACACCAAATGCATCTTCTGCCATCCAAAAATTAGATTCGGGACCATCATTTGATGTACGTAATGATACACTTAGTGTATGCATGGGAACATCTAAGTAATGAGAAATCATCAAAGCAGGCATTAGACCGCCTCTTGTTAGGCCTACGACATAATCAGGTTCAAAGTGATCCAAATGTACTTGACGGATAATGCTGTTTACACCATTGCGTAAATTTTTTAGCGTATAATGTTTATCACGCATTTGCTGGTTTATCCGGTGTTGTTATAATTCCAGTCAGCCAATTTTCTTCAACGTCTTCAGCATAACGCTTAGACTTTCCAGGAAGCTGGCGAGTCTCAATTAATTTACCGTCTTCCCACAAGTCTACTACATACATTTGTTCTACACGAATTTGTGCTTTTCTGTTTTCCCAAAATGGACCCATATTAAAATAACCACATAAAAAATAAAGTTAAAAACACACCTTTTAAGAAGGTAACCCACCACATAGCATAATCACTAAGGTTCAGTTTATATTGAAACTGATAACACGCATCTTTATGCCATTCATATAAATCTTTAAAAAACTTTTTAGTTTTGTACCACATATGCTCCTCTCTAGTTATTCTATGACCTTTATGAATTGACCAAATCATTTAAAATCTTTTTAGCCTTTTCAAAATTATGAGACTCAAAGTTCTCTTTGGAGCTAACATCTGGATCAAATTCAAATCCATGTCTCCAGTTTCCGAATGCAATGGCTACACATCTGATACGTTCTGTTTGATCTTTTTCAAATTTGTAGTCATTGATTAACTGCACGAATTTTTCTGCTTGTAGTTGGTCTTTTGTAATTTTTACAAATTCTTCAACACTAATATCATCTAATGATGCAAACTTTGCAGTTTTTGCCCTAGATGCTTTTTTAACTGTTTTAGTAGTTACTTTTTTCTTTGTGGTCGTCTTTTTTGGAGATGCTTTTTTAACAGTAGTCTTTTTTACTTCTGTCTCCTCGACCTGTTTTTTTGCTCTTGGCATAATAATCTCCTGTAGTTAATATACTAATATTTAGCACATAAAACGCTTATATTAATAAATTACCACTGTCCTCCAGATATTACTGAAATAACTTTATCTAAATGTTTAATTCGTTGATCAATGGCTTCTTCTACTTCTTGTACGATGCGTACAGCATCGTTAATACCCAATGCCTGTAGTCTGTGAACTAGAAACTCTCCGTTGATCCCTTTTTGTTCTTTAACGATTTTTTCAAATGCATCTGCTTTTGAAGGTGATTGGCAAATATGTACTAAACGATCTCTAGGGAAATTATCAATACTCCAAAGTTTTCCTATCATTAGTGCCTCGGTGTGTTATTGTTATCGTTCATAAAAATAACCATCATTACTATGGTTACTAATACCGCTATTTGCATCCAAAACTCAAACCAACTCATAATTTTACTGCTAGTACTACTAAAATGGCTAACAACAATAAGTTAGTCATAAAAATTTCTATAGCCAAAATAGTATGATACCAAATCCACCTCGTTTTGTATGCGTTTTCAATCGTTACTTCTTCAGGATCTGTATCATCCTTCATTACATCAATTACTTTTGGAACGCTTAACTCATCTACTACTTCTTCTTCGGGTTTTGTCCAAAATCTTTTTATCCAATCCATGTACTAGTTTCCTATATTACGCACTATACCCCTCAAATCCTGCAGAGTTTGCGCCATGTTCAAAACATTCAACTGACTTAACTCTAACTGTTGGATTCAGTGCTGTACCCGCTAACTTGTCTCTGCGTAAAATTTCTTCCATCTTATCAAAAACTGCTTGTGCAAACTTTTCTGATCCTACATCTTTCATCCAAGTAATCTTTGCAAGACCTTTCTTTTCAAGGTCTAAGAACTCTTTACGTTTAGGATCGTCTTCTGCTACTACGATTGTGTGATCAAAACTATCTTCTAAAAACTGTTTAAGTTCTTTTAATCCACCAAAGTCCATTACCCAGTTGCGTTCATCAAGCGAATCACACTCAAATACAAGTTTGAATCCAATAGAATAACCATGCAATAAACTGCAATGCGAATGTGTGGCTCGCCATTGTCTAAAACAACAACTTAAGCCTCTATCATTGCCATATGTTTTTGTTGAGAAAAACTTTCCCTTCTTATCAGAACTAGTAGAATTGTTAATCACTTTTCTTTTTTCTTTGCCGCTTTTAAATATTTCAAACATATTAATGTTATACTCTCCTTTCTTTCTTTTGTCAACTATTTTGGTTATTTTGTGCTTCAGCAACACGTTTGCGTAAACTACTGCTACTAAAACTATGATCTCTACCGTTATAAATCACTTCAATTCCTCGGTGTTGACAAATATCTTTACCACTAAAATCTTTATCTTGGTACTCAACTCCAATGATTCTAACGTCAACGGGAAGAATTAATAGCAAATCACACAAGTCTTGTTCTGTTTGATATACTACAATTTCATCTACGTAACGTGTAGCCGCAAGTTGTATTTGTCGTTCTACAATACTTTGAACCGGTGCATTTTTTGTATCTGGTCTATCAATTGTAGGATTAGTTTGCAATCCAGCGATCAAATAGTCACAGTGATTTTTTGCTTCACTAAGCATTGCAATGTGACCGGCATGAAGTAAGTCAAATGTACTAAATGTTATGCCGATTTTTTTGCCGTCGTCTTTTAAATTGCGTACTTTATTAAATATCATTGTCTGTTGCCCATCCTGTAAATAAAAGTGTTCTTGGATAATTATCTTGGTTATGCATAATCTTATTTACCCAGTGTTCTTCGTCTCTCCTGTATATTACCAATCTGTTTGGTTTTGGTAATATTGAGTCACCGTCAATAAAACAAACTTCTCCGGCCCATTCATCTTCCCAAGTATCATGCAAGTATAGCAAACTAGTAAATGCTTGCTCAATTGGTTTACCAGCAAGAGTATTGTCAGTGTGAGGTATCACTTTACTCTTGTTTGAGTGATATTGAAACCACACCATACGTGCTTCCGGATTTATAAATTTTAATTCTTCAATCATATATTTTTTAATACTATGCACTACCTCTGGTAGTGACTTAGATTTCATTTGCACAGCACTCATACAAAAGTTATCTTTTTCTGGGTAATTTTCTCCAACAATCCTACTAGGTGCATCTAACTCGTAGTTTTCGCCGGATAATCCTCTACCGTATTCAACAGCATCAAGTTCATACCATCCTGTTCTAGGCTCATATTGAACAGTTGCTTCTTTACTAAACGTATTAAACAGTTTTTCGGGTAGAAAATTATCTTTATAGTGATGCATTACTCATCATCTTTTAATCCTGCAATACTGCCCTCAAACCAGCCGTCAATTAACATATATGTTACAGTATTGACTATTATTAAAACAACAAAAAAGGCGCCGCCTACAAACATTTCCATTACTTTTTTAACTCTTCCCACATTTCATTTTTGTAATGTTCTTCTAACCATTCTTCTTCGTCACCAAATGTGGGGGTATTTTTTAAAGTCTTTTTTAAATGAAAATACAAGTTATATAATTCTTGCTTGACATGCCAAGACGTGAACCCTTCATTGTAAGGACTGCTAACTTCTATAAATGCCCGATTGATAGATGAATATGCATCATTTAAGTCTGGTTTTTTATATCCCATTTAACATTTACCCATTCTTGCAATGCTTAAGAACTCGTTTCTTGCCGCAGGGTCTTCTTTAAAACCGCCACCAAGACGTACAGTTACAGTAGAACTACCTGTGTCTTCGACACCTCTCGACTTCACACAATAGTGCTGTGCATCGATCATTACAGCAACGTCTTCTGTTTCTAAGATAAACTGTAGTGCATGGAAAACTTGTTCTGTAAGACGTTCTTGTATCTGAGGACGCTTTGAAAAATACTCTACGATACGATTGATTTTAGAAAGTCCTAACACCTTATCTTTAGGTACATATGCTACTGTAGCAAGGCCATCGATAATAACAAAGTGATGTTCGCAGTTGCTTTGTACGTTGACATTTCTTTCTACAACCATTTCGTTGTATTTCATTTTGTTGTCAACTGTTGTACATTTGGGGAATGCTTCGTAATCTAGTCCCCAAAAGATTTCGTTGACATACATTTTAGCAACTCTGAGGGGTGTTTCTCTAAGACTATCATCGTCAAGGTCAAGTCCTAAGACTTGCATAATGTGACTAAAAGATTTTTGGATTTCTGTGATCTTGTCTTTGCGTTCAATGCTAGTTTCAAACGTGGGCGTTTCAACTCCCATTTTAACTAGATGTTCGTGGACCTTTTGTCCTAATACAGGATCGGTTTTTGTTTTATTATATGACATTTTGATTCTCCTTCCTTACGCGGATATTGTAAATTGTTAGTTGTAACCTTTGTGTTACAAACATATTTATACATTATATAACGATATATTATATTTTTGCAATAGAAACGGTAAAATTACTTTATTAACAAAGTCTTGGTGTTGTTCCCAACCAGGATGCGGATCGTGTTCTCTTGGAAAATCAAATTCAGACACATGATTACACCATTCACCTAAACTATCAACTGGAAGCCAATGGTTTTGATCAATCATGTCATACAAGTATTTTACATCAGGATGCTCTAAATAATTAGGCATAACTTTATCCGAATCACCTTGTGCGGCTAATGATAATGCAGGACAATCATCGGTGTATAACTCTTTTCTGTACTCGGGGACTCCGAAATATATAAATGTGTCCATATCATATGCACACATAAAGTATTTGATATTGTTATGCTTTAAAAACCATTGTGTTTTTAAAATGTTTTCACACGTCTCCATCACCGAACTTAACGGGTCTACAAAATGCTCATAATATGCTACTGTTAGCGGGTCTTCCCAGTGATTGTTTACTAAAATATAATTAAATTCTCTAGTTGCTAAACGTTGCGGATTGTTATAATGTTGCTTTATGTCTAACCAATAGTCTCTTTGTATTTGGGGAGGACCTTGATGTGGATAAAAATATGTAGATAATAATTCTTGGTATGAAGTCACTTGGTCTTGAAAATAATTTGGTACTCTGTTTGTTTTATTAAACTGGCGCTCAGATTCTTCTAAAACTAAAGAGTGTCTATCACACCCTGACCACATAATACCAACTAATAAGTCTTCTGGCTTATGTGATTTTAAGGCTTCGTTAACATAATATAGAACTTTTCTACTGATTAGTTTGTTATCGGATGCACCTGATGCTTGGTGATTTTTTGTATCATCTATTGTGCCGTTTAAACTTTTATCTAAAAATAATGGCCATGTCCAGCCGCTTTTTGCGTCCTCATGAATAGATGGCACTTCAGAATAACTGCACCCAAAGGTTAAAACTTTCATGCAACACAATCAATAGTATGTTTATTTGTAATAGTTTGAACAGTTCCACCTATGTCGTACATAGTGATACTATACACATCATTTACAATTTTAACTGTACCTTCTTCAGGACCTTTATAAACTCTTTGTATTGTGTATTGATAAGAATTTGTTACTGGCACCGTTGATTGTACTGATCCTACGTCATTCATTTTTCATAAACCTTGTTATATTGATTATTTACTCTAACAAAGGTAGTACACTTGCTTAAGTCTTTAAGTTTACGTGCTCCTGCGTAAGTACAGGCGCTTCTAAGACCCCCTAGAATGTCTTGTACGGTTACTTTGATTTCGCCCCTATAAGGAACTTGAACAGTTCTGCCTTCCGAACTACGATATTCTTTTAGTCCACCAAAGTGTTTAGTGTTTGCAGTATCACTAGACATGCCATAAAACTCTACAAATTTCTTTTCTTCAATAACATGATTTTCTAATTTTAGGTGCGTACCTACTTCGTACCGTACTTCATTAGTTCCATAAAATTTTGTAATAACTTCGCCGCCACCCTCATCGTGTCCAGCAAGCATACCACCAAGCATTACAAAGTCTGCTCCTGCACCAAATGCTTTTGCTACATCTCCAGCACAAGTACAACCCCCATCAGCAATGATGTGTCCACCAAGGCCATGAGCGGCATCAGCACACTCCATGATTGCGGATAACTGCGGGTACCCAACACCAGTCTTAATGCGAGTAGTACAAACACTACCAGGCCCAATACCAACTTTAACGATATCTGCTCCACTTAATATTAACTCCTCTGTCATTTCACCGGTCACTACGTTACCCGCAATGATAACGAGTGATGGGTATTTGTCTCTGACTTCTTTGACGACTCCTGCAAAACGTTCTGAGTAACCATTAGCAACATCTATACATAGATATTTAATACCTGCAACTTTCATCACTCTGTTTAGTTTTTCAATATCATCATCAGTGATACCTATACTCATGGCAACATGCTCTCGTCTTGTGCCATTTGTTTCTAAAAAGTATTGTGTTAATTGTTCTACACTATAAGTTTTAACTAAACAGGTAAACAATCCCAAATCAGCAAGTTTGTCTGCCATATCAAAAGTCCCAACACCGTCCATATTACTTGCCATAATAGGGATACCAGAGTATTGTGCTGATTCAGGTCTAATTGCTTCCATACTCATATCTTCGGGAATATAGTTTCTGAAAGTGTACTCACGTTCTAACTGTACTTGTTTACGTGATCCTAGTGTTGATCTTTTTGGCTTAATTAATACATCTGAAAAATCTAACTTAATCTCAGATTCAATTCGCATTACGTACTCCTTAGATGGTATCTTCTGCGTCTACTTCGATGTTATATACTTTAAAGTATGAATCAGTTGCTCCACAGACACTACCCCATGGACAATTCCAATTATAAAAGCCTTGTGGCGCCCCAGGTGACCATGGTGGTTGACCTTTATCATCTTGCCAACGACTTAAGTTAAGCCAATAACCTTGGGCTCTACCTTCTTGCCAACGTGCAATTTGATCTGAATCAAAAGTTGTTGACCCTGAGAAACCTTCTCCCATTTGATATACAACTGTTGAAATTGATCCTTGTTTAATCGTTACGGTCATACCGTTTTCATCTAAGTCAACAACAAAGTCAACTGGTTGTTTGATATCAATACCGTTCCAAGAAACAATCCCCGTACCTTCTGCTAGATTTACAAAACATTGATCTTCAGTAGTTGAGTAACTAAACTGAAAGTTTTGAGGAGCGTTTACACTACCATCACCAATGTGCATGGTATGTTGAAAGAATACGTTTTTGTTGACTTCAAAGAAGTCTACTTCTTGGCAATTCCATTCTGCTTTGTTTCCACCTGCATCACAATAGTTGTCATGGATAGGTTGTAAACTAGGATTTGTTGGATTGTTTACCATGTAAAAAGTACTTGTAACAAAGTTTCCATTAGCACTACTCAAATCTGCTGTAAATCTTATTTGTGTAATGTTAACATAACCTTGATTAGAGACAACTCTTCCACCACATGATTCATCTGGTTTGCCAAATTGCATTGAGTTCGCTCCGTCTGGAGAACTTATTTCTCCGCAATCTGTATAATCAATAGTAAACTCGGGTTTGAATGTTTGTGATACCGATACTTGTGCGTTGACAGGGGATTCAAAAGGCGCACATCCAACGATGGCACTTAAAAATCCTACTGCTACTAATATTTTAAAATTTTTCATAATTATTCCTGTTTAATATTTGTTTTCTCTAGTATGTTTTCTGTAATCGGTTGACATACGCAGCCATTGCTCACCTTGACCTTCAAGGATATCACAAATTCTATCAATAGTTCCATCTGTCCAATCACTGATTGTACCTTGATGATAAGGTTCTGTTAATAGATGATTAAGTTTGGATTCAACATCGTCTAATGACCATGGAATATACATTCGTTTATGATCGTTTGCAAATGTTTCGGGGAAACTGCGATATGCCGGGAACAAAACATTACAACCTAATGCATCCGCTTCACTAACTGTATTGCTAACCCAGTCTTGCAATGCACAGTTGAATACTACACGGCTATCGTTTACTAAACGATAGTAATCATTTTTCTTTAAATCTTCGTATACTACCAATTTATTTTCTTTTTGTAGTTTACGTGTACGTTTCATATACGAATCGTTGTTGCTACGTAACTTTGAGCCAGAGAATACAGCAAATTCGATACCATGATCTTTACCATATTTTTTATACCACTGCTCAATTAGGTCCATATAAAAGTCTGGTTGTTTTTCCTGATCCCAACGTGCAGAAAAGCCAACTCGCATTTTACGTTCATGGAAATCTTTAATTGGTTCTAGTTCTAATAGTCGTTGTCTTACTTCGTCTTTGCCAAATGCAAGACCTGAGATATTGTAGATAGGTGCGTCCCAACCTGCTATCTCCATATGTGCAACCATTTCTTCGTTAGTTGCTAACACACCACCGTTAGTTATTTTACAAATCTCATTAACCATTTGCTCATACAAGCCCATCCACTTGCCCATTCCCCATACGTGAACAAAATCATCAGGGTCGATAGTTTGTGCTAAACATCTTACAAATACACGTGGACGATATTCAGGATCAATTTGATTTATAATATATGGGAGAGATTCAATACCGGGCTGAAACATATCTTCAAAGTAAATTACATCTTCGTGTGTAACATCACCTTCTTTCATCATTTTAACTAATGACATAAGTTGTGACATGCCAAAGAATGATCTACCGTGTGCGTCTAGCACTTGACCTGTTGAAATTGCTTGATCAGTTGTAAGCAATTCACCTGGAACATTGACATAATCAATTCCACGTTTATCAAATACACGTGTGTTCCATTCAGTAAGTTGTAATGTATATCTAGCCTCGTAAGGCTCTAGTCCCATATAAAATAATTTTCTCATTGCTCACCTAAAAATACACGTTGAATATCGTCTTCTGTACAGTTGTCACCGAACTGAATTTCAATGACTTTTAAATCAACGTTTTGTTCGTTAACTAACTGATGCCATTCATTGGTTAATACCCAAGTGTGTTGATGTTTATAAAAGTTACCTACAAACACGCCTTGTTGCTCTCTACGAGGTTCGTTTGGATATGCTACAGAATAAACAGTTGCAGTACCCTCTGCTACAAACCAAAACTCACTACGATGTTCATGGCGTTGCATACTTAATTTTTCTCCGGGCTTAACAGTCAATTCTTTTAGTTTGACTTCTATGCCCCAATTATGCAAAACTCTGTAGTAACCCCAATCACGCTCTGTTTTTGGATCAGTCCATTCTTTTAAAATCCAAGAACTTGAGTTTGATTTGCTTCCTCCGACACCAAATACAAATGTTACATTAGGATCTGTCTCAGTAACAACGGTTTCGGGTATATTTTTTAATGTACGATCTCCACCATTAGCAAATGTAACATGTGCGTTAGGGTACATTTCTCTAACTTTAAGAATCGCATTAATAGCAGTATCGTCAGAGTCATCAAAAACGATTACTTCATCCACATCCTTGAGTTCTTGCATAATGCGAACACGTTCTTCCTGTGGCATGAAAGGCCTACCTTTTTTACGGGCAAGCCAATCATCGCTGTTTACTCCCACGATAACTTTATTACCGAACCAAGTAGATTCGGAACCTAGAGTTTTCGCCGCTTTGATGCAGTCTAAATGACCACTGTGCAGAGGATCAAACCCACCTGTAACCAGAACAATATTATCTGGATTTTCTGATTCGTTTGCCATCTATCTCCCACATGTTCTTAACAGGTTTACCCTGTAAGAATCGTTGATTATACAGTCTCCAAACGTGACTGCGGTTGTTGTACAAATCTTCTGTACGATATGAGTAACCATATTCGACACAGAAGTCCCGAAACGCTTCAAGGTCATCGAAAACCTTACTGGTTTTCTTATTACTGATAGCCAATTTAGAATCTCCTCTGTTTTATTGGCGTTATACATCTTCAACCTCATTGTTGAAGATACTCTATCTCGCAACCGTTTTCGTTGTCTTCGGCTACGGAGATTTTTACATAACGATTAGGATACTGTTCTTGTATCGTAACCGCTAATTCATCTGCTATCATTTCACATGATTTGTGATCTAGGTATAATACTGGTGTACTGCTGTCTACTTCTGCATACAGTCTTTCTAACCAGCGTTTGAATTGAATGAATTCAATGTCTCTGTCGTTGTGAAACACTTCGATCCATACTTTAAAATGAAAAATATGTCTGTGAGGGAATCCCAAGAATGATACATCGTCCCAATCGCCTGTTGCTAGTTTAGGATCTGTATCAGCACCAGGATACATATGTACCCCTTCTTTTTGAAACGTTACCCAAATAGTTCTCATTGCTTTACTCATACCTTATAATACATCACTTTGTTTAATAAATCAATCATTTTGGGCAGTAGCATTTTTTAAATAAAAATCTACCTCTTGTCCTGCAACAAGGTGACCAGCACCAAAATCAGATTGTTCTTGCTCATTCCATAATTTAACAACTTTTGGATCTTGTTCTTGTAATATAAAGGCGTTTCTTTTCTTCCAACTTGCCATATGCGTTTGGTCCCCGTCAATCGAATCACAGAATCGACCCTCTACTACATCTTCAAACTCAATGTTAGTAACGTTAGGTACATTAGAATCGACCCAAACCGGATCATGTTTACAAATGTTTATCATAAACTTAACTTTGTCTATGTGATTGTCTTGTAACATTTTTTGACCATTAATTTCTATGTAATAATGTCTAAGGAATCTATAAAATCTACTTTTGTCTGTTTGAGTAGTAACATTAATAACCCTCTCAAAGATATCTAAGTTAGGAATAATCTGTGGTGGTTGATGTGTTGCAAAATATTTGCCTTGAGTCCAGTTTTTTTTTACTAGCATTTCGGTTTTGCTAATCCAGTCTTGGGTGTGATCAGGTAAAACAAGATGTAAAAAACTTCCGTCGTTTGATGCTTTTAGGATATGATTCCACCGAGATTGAATTACTGAGGTTTCAAATGTACTTCGTACACCGTTTAATAAATCAGATACAAGGGCGCCCGCACAATATGACCCCACTGTAACTAAATTCATTCAAGCACCTCAAGCATAGCATCATCACTGTCTTCAATAACTTCATCTGTATTTACTACCGGAGTTTCTTCTACAGAAAATAGTTGATCAAACATAGTTCCTGCATTTACGGTTTTTTTACCCGAAAATCCCTGTGATCCTGATTGCATTTGCATCCAAAATCTGCTGTACTTGTCAATCATTTCTAGGCTTTTGGTTCTGTCTTTGAGACTAAAGATTTCGTCTACTACTTCACCAAATCTAACACGTTCAAAAGTCTCGTTCATAAGCATTGCTGGAACAACACCCTGTTCGTATCTACGATTGGCTTCTTGTACAGCAAACATATGTTGATATACGTTGTGTGCTTGTAGTAAAGTATAACTTAGTGTATCCCAACTTGTTTTAGTTTCTTTGCCGTGTTGTCCCAAGAACCCGTGACCACGATAACAAAGGTCCTTTAGAACCATTGCTTCAGTGACGGGTGAATCTGTAAACAATTCGTGTATCTTATCTTGTATAACTGCATCACTAAACTTACGTGTGTCGTTAGCATAGTCTTTATTTTCAGCAGTCTTCTCCATAGAGTAAGTCCACTTCTTATTGTGTTCGATGCTATTATTAAAGTATGCTAATCCTTTAGCCGCACCAAAGAAAGGTGATGCACAGTCAAATGTAATTTGAAAGTTTGGATTGTGATACTTTCTGACTGCTCGTTGAATGTCACTGAATAGAACAGCATACTCTAAGATACTTGTACCCAAGCAGTGAACTAAGTCATGCTTGCCTGGCTCAAGTAATCCATCGTGTATGATACCAACTAAACGTTTGAGTGTTAGATGAATATCGATTTTATTTTGACCACCAAATGCCCAACCATTAAAGTGAGTGTTTGGATAGATGTTAGGGTCACAATACTTCTTCATTTCTTCATACCATTCATCAGACTGAGTATGATTCAACCCTTGCAATACATTAAGAAACTTACATCTACCATCACGGTTGTTAATAAAGTATTCGTTATTGATGTGAGTAGCATAGACTGCTTCTTCGATTGTAGAAATGCCGTGTTTGTCTAGCAAGTGTTTGTTACGCAGAGTTTGAGTAGGTACGTCTAAACACATACCATAATCCATGTACTCATCCATCCACTTAAGAACAAGTTTGCGTTGCTTCATTGCTTTGGGACAGTTAGGATCTTTCCAGTCTGCTGGCCATTGACCTTTCATAATTTGGAATCCACCAGAGTCTCCTAGCATAAACGTACCTTCTTCTCGGTCACGTATAATGCTTTCTGCTGGAATATCTTTAGTAGTGTCTAAGTCAGCATGTCCTGCAGAATACAGTCCCCACTTGTAAGTATACAAACCTTTCTTAGAATTTAAAAAGTTTAGTGATTCTACATCACCATTAAATCCTGCAGGAATCCTTTCTGCTGGAAAGTAATTCTCACCTGCTCGTTGCTTCCCTAATCCCGTAATAAAGAAACTACTAACAGCAGGCAAGAATAATGCCCAGTCAGGGTTTTGTTGGGCAGATAAATCTATTCTATTCATTTGTTGTTCCATATAATTCTTTATATTTTTCTATGATGTGGTTTGCAATAATTTTATTACCTTTAACATTTAAGTGTCCCCTCAAAAACTGTCCGGGTACATGCTCAGTAACAAAACACCCATCATCGCCCGCTAACTCAATAAACGTTGTCGATATTTCGGCACTATTGTCAAGACCACGCTCATAATGCTCCGGTATTTCTCTACTAGAAAATGTTTCAATAAAATCAAAGTTCATATATTTTAACATATGTTTTATTGAAGTAAAGTGATATCGGAAAATATCTTCATTGTAGTTTCTGTTGTAATGTTGTGTTATATAAATTTTGTGTATAGGCATTTCAAAATTTATAGTAGTAGGTTGATTTTCTGCCTCATACCACATTTCTCTGCGATCACAATCAGTATAACAAACGATTACTAATGGATTTAATCCTTGCTGTTTGTATTCTAACATGTTAGTTGTTATTGTTCTTGCAATGTAATCGTTAGAACATCCAGGGACAGCATGATTGACTAGTGGCAACTGCAATTCGTCTGCTACCAGTTGACTATATCTATTTTCCATAGTTACTTCGTTGTGCAGATCCTCTCCTTGACCGACACCAAAAGTATAACTATCGCCTATGAAATAAATGAAGTCATACTTCACAGATTATACTCTATTTTGCTTGAGCAGGTAATAGATATTGATACACTGAATATCCACTGTCTACAGTGATTTCAGCCGCACCTTGATCAGAAATACGCACAGTCTTGTCACCTGGCAAATCCATAATAGACAAGAATACTTTAACAGGCCACATCCATGATCTAGTTAGTGTACCAGACACACCCGGCTGAAATACAAAGTTGCCTGAGTGAGTAGAAGGATCACCAAAAAATACTTTAAGATCACCGTTTTCTGTCTTAGCAGTAAAGTTTAATTCTTCTGCGTTTGCTTGTGCCTGCATCTTTAAACGCATGATACCAGCAATGCTAGGCTCAAACTCTACGTCCCAAGAGGCACCTTTGAAAGTTACATTTCTAACTTTTTCTTCAATGATTGCTTTAGACATCAAACGATAATCGTTAATAAAGTCTCCTGCATTAGTCGCAAAGTGAATTGCTACAGGAACATCCTCACCGTCTTTTTGTTGCTTTGTCATCGAAATACTAGCATTTTCTTTATAAACATCAAAACCCAAGATAGTTTTGAGTTTAGTTAGATTGGGCATACCAAACGTACCAATAAAATCTGCTACTGGAGTTTTAGTTGTGCCGTTAACAACAACAGATTTGTCTTCTGCGATTGCAGAAATCTGTGTTTCTTGTGCAGTACCAACAATCTTAACTAGGTCAATAATACCTAGACCATGTGTGTACTGAATTAAGTCTTGCAAATTATCTTTCATTGTATATCCTCTTAATGTATTTAGGTGCAATTAGTATGTAATATAACATGGGTTTTTACGTAAGTCAAGGTATAATTTACCCAAACGAAAACAATTGATCAAACGTTGAATTAGTGTCTGTATTAGCACGTAAGTCCCAGTTAAGAACGCCCAACAAATTACTGATCTTTTCGTCTACAAGTGTAGACTCCATTGCTGTATCATCAAATGGGAGTTCTTGGAACCATTCGGGCAGTCTAAGTTGATCTGTTGGATACGCAACACTTGTGTAACCTAGCGGATTTGTTTTAAGTTTGCATACAATAACTTTAAAGCCATCCATGATTTCCATTGAATAGTTGTCACCATGCATACGTTTTAGTGTATTCCAATTCATTGCCGCCCTTACGTGACCCGGCATGTTTGCTCTACCCGTTTTTGATTTCTTTTCTAATTGAGTGTAATACGTTAGTTTGTTTACACCTTTAGGCGAACCTTTTGTCCAAGGATCCTGTTTTGCAAGATCAATTTTAAATGCTTTGATTTTTTCGATAATATCTTCACGGCTTTTTCCGCCAAGAGCCATTTCTAACACTTCCATCAAAAAGTCTTGTATATATTTGGGAGTATCTGCTCTTTTCAAATCCAAGCCCATTGCTTTGACTTTGCCTTGTTTGCCGTCTATGTCAGTGCGTTTACCTTCATTGTCAATTACGTTGATAGCATATCTTTTCTTAGTAATAAACAAACCACGATCACCAACAACTTCTCGACCTGCTTTGATGATTTCTCCTTTTGCACGTGGACAATGAAATGCTAGTTCCATAAATGCAGGGAAACTATCTGAAGTTTGATCTGCAATGCTATCGTATAACTGAATAGACATTTCTTTAGACCAATCTTCTTTAGCAACCTCATTTTTTAAGATGGGCCAAGCAGAGAAATAACATGAGTCAGTATCACCATAAATCATTGCCTCGCCTGTGTGATCATATTTGCCTGCGATTACTTCGTTTACATATGCTGACATGTGCTTTGTGATACAACGACCTGTTAGAGTTACAGACTGACCAATACGTTTATCATAGAATCGACAATGCTCGTTAAGAAGTGCACCATATGCTGAATTAAGCAAAATCTTACGCACTAACTGACGCTTGTCCCAATACTCTCGGTCTGCATCTGTTGTAGATTCTCTGAGTTTTTTCTGCATAACTTTACGATCTGAATACCATTTTGATAATAGACCAGGAATCACGCCCTCTTGATCACCTCTAAATACAGTACCGTTTGCACTAAGAATCAGTGCGTTGTTAGAATCAAATATCCACTTCCATATCTCAGCCGCACTCTTTTGTTCGGATCTACCGTCTTCGTAGTCAACAGTCAAAGTCGTGCCTCGTTCTTGGTTCATAATCGCAGTATACTCTAACGAACCAAATAGTCCTTCCCACAACATACTGCCTTCTACAATATCTCCCACTTTATATCTTGCTTTTTCTTTAGCAAGTTCAACACCTTTTTCTTCCATATATCTTTCAGTTAGTGTTTGTCGAATCTGTGCAACGATTGTTTCTGGAGCCATGTTTAATGCTCTAATCGCCGACGGATACAGAGAGTTAATATCGATAGAGCCGATCCATTCATGCATGCCTTGTTTTGGAGTTGCTACATATGCTCCTGCCGCTTGTTGTTCTCTTGTTACGTTTAGATTTTTTCTATGCTTGTCGGGAACAACTAAGCCACGCTCATGTGCTTCGTTCATAATAGCCATTTCGATCATAGCCACAGAACCCATTACAGTTGGCAACAACACAGTATTTTCATGTGCTAGTTGATTTGCAAGTTCTAAGAATTTAAGTTTATTGTGAATCTTTACCAATAGCATAACGTCTTGCCTGTTATACTCAATAAACGTTTTGAAGTCTTTGTTATATAACTGATCTAGTGTGCCTTCATAATCCGTTTTCTTATCGCCAACTTCCATTTCACCGATTGCATCTAGTTTGTAACTGTGACGAGATTCATAGTTGTATTTCTTATACAGTTGCAAATAGTCTAAATGAATACGACCTACAAGATCAAACGTTTCTTCTTCTTTGCCAAACCGTTCATATGTTCTTTTCTTAGGATACTGCCCTAACAAACAAAATCGGCGTGTGTCATCTTTACTCATAACTCTAGTAACACGATTAACCATATACGGAATATCGTATCCTTCTGAGTTCCAGCCTGTCAATACATCAGCATCTTCGATCAATGAAAAGAAGGCATCAAACAATTCTTTTTCTGTTCTAAACAAGATAGTATCAGGAAAGTCTTTGATAGCGTCCTGTGCAGTTTCATACGTCATGTGCTTTGGGGGAATAGCAAGACAGACTAGTTGATCTAACCAATCTAAGTAAACACCAACAGCCGTAACAGGATTAAAAGGATCGCTAGGAGACGAAAATCCTAATTCAGGATCAAAATCAACCTCGATATCAAAAAATGCTGTATGAAGTTTTGGAGCTTCTACGCCCAAATAGTTTTCACTGAGACATCTGAAAACAACGTTTACGTCACTTTCAAATGTTTTACGTTTGGTATGAATCCTGCGTTCTTTTTCAAACTCTGCTTGCTTTCTAGTAGAAAATCTACTAACAGGATCACCAAACAAAGATCGATACTTGCCTTTAGGATCTTCGTAATACATAACAAAATTTGTTGGATACTCTTTGAATTCCCGAACGCCGTCAGGATTTCTTTCTACAACATGAATTCTGTCTGTTTGTTTATCGTGGATTGCGTCTATATAACTCATGCTTTCATCTTATCATAAATTGCTTCTAGGATCAATGCCGCTTGAGAGGCGTGGCTACCCAAACCTGGATGTGCACCATCTAATGCTTTGTCTTTGTGTACTATTTTCATATTATTGATAAAGTTATCTAACTTAAGCAATTTGGGTTTGGCTTCTTTAAGACCTCCCGGGATATTTAAAAAACTTAAGTTTTTTATGTTCTGTGAATTTAGCAAAAGTTCTATATGTTGTATTGCTAACCAGTTATCCCAATATATCTTTTTGTCCCAATGCTCAAAATTTAAATCTTCTAGTAAAATCTTTTTGTGTTCAGGGTCATATTGTGGTAAAATATACCCTTTGCTGATTTTATCAGACATTTGATAAAAACGAAAACGTGAAAAATAAGAATATCCTAAGATAACCAAATCATCAGAATTAAATTTGGTTCTTAATACATTCATTAATATTTGAAAATTCCCTGAACCCGGTTCAGATAAGTTTAAACACTCATAATGCAATTCGTTTGCGATTAATTGCGGCCAAGCAAACTTACTAGGTTTATCACCAGGGTGATCAGGCGGCACATGGCAGTCAGGGAGCCCATGACCATATGTATATGAACAGCCAAACGCCACCAGTCTGGGCATTATAGAGTTTTACCTACAGTCTCCAAGATATCGTTAACTGCTTCATGGTCAGCATTTGTGTCCATGAGATTAGATTTAAATGCAATAGTAATTGCTTTATTAATGATAGAAGGTTTGATTTCAAGTTCTTCTGCGATTGCTTTCACAGTGTCACGCAACCCTTCATTGAGTGTTTGCACCTCATGTTTTACTTGCATACCTTCGTTAACCAACTGCTTAAGTTTGCTAACTTGTTCTGGGTTAAAGTATTTTCCTGCCATAAAAGTCTCCTTGTGTAAAGTCAGAATGTCTGCATAGTATATAGCAAGATAGGGGTAAGAGTCAATCTTTTTTGGGTGTCAGATTACCCGTTATTGAAAAATTTGTCTGTTTTTTTCGCCGTAGATTTTAATGTATTTTCCAGCAATCATATCTGCTTGTGCTTCGATAGGTGATCCTGGATAACTTGAGCCGGGCTTGATCATATCTTTCTCACCCTGACGAATATGGACTAGTTCGTGGAAAACTGTTCTAAGAATATCAACTAAGTTTCTGTTACCATAGATCCAAATTTCATCACTGCCCAGTTCGTGTCTGCCTGTGTGATGACCTTCTTTTGCTTCTTGGTCATCGTAACTTAGTTTGATTTTTGGCATATTTTCTACGCCTAATTTTTCACCCATCCAATCAGCGGCCTTTTTAACTTCTTCGTCAATGTTTAAATCATCATCAAACATTTGATCTGATGCAGTTAACTCTTGTCTTGCTTTGTGTGCTTGTTTGGCAGCCTGCTGGGCTTGACGATAAAGTTTACCTTTTTCGTCTACGTCATATTGATCACTTTTGATCTTAGGAAGTCTATTTTCTAAGTCACGGATCGGATCTTCTGTAAGAAATTCTGTGGCTCTCATACTAGTATTTATCTGTTAAAGGTCCGTTTAACAGCATAAGATTTTTTAGGATATAAATTACGCAATTTTGATTCAAATAGACTAGTTTCTTTAGTACGAACACCAGTAATTTGTAACGTAACTCTAGGATGATGTCCGGCATTTGCCGTACTATGGGGAACGTTTTGCCAATCAAACGTAGTTACTTCACCCTCATGCCAACCAGAATGATTATAGTTTCCATAACTCCAAAACTGACCGGGTTGCCATTCTGTTAATGCAACCATGTAACGAACAACAGTATGAGGTTCTTCAGGACACCATTTTTCTAACTTATCCATATGAAGATTCCAAACTTGACCTGGATGCTGAACATGTACTCTTGCCATCATGTTAGAAGGCTCTAGTTCAAACGCATTTGCAATGTCTAATAGTGACTGCGGTACTTCCCAGTTAAGATTAGTTACTTCGTAATCTTTACCGTAACCTTGTTGTTCCAAATCATATTCTTCAGTTTTAAACTCATCTTCACCCCTAACTTTTGCTTCTTTAGCAGGATTGCCTCTTGTACGCCAAGTAACTGCTTTTGATTCTTCGATGATTTTTTCTAATTCTTCTTCTGTCCACGTGGGTTGGATGCTACCAATTATATCTACAGTATCATACTCTGGATGTATAATACTGTTATTAAAGTGATACCTACTACGTTTTTTTGTTTGTTCCCAACTGCTTTTCATTTAAATTACCTTGACGTTTATATCTTTTTGTTGATAGTTTTGTTTATATTCTTCAGGAGGCATTTCAATACCAAGACGATCACACAAGTCTCTATTGTCTTCAGGAGAATACCCTTCGTATGTTCTCCATTGCCACATAATGTCTTGGTTCTGATTGTCAATGATTTTACTCATTGTTTTTAAATCTTTATAATATTTATCATAAGACGGGTATGTAATATCAAACTGACCACATCTTACCCACCAGCCCAAACAAGCATCGTTGTCTCTGTGAATTAATATGATAGGGCATTCAGGCCAATTTTGTTTTAAAAATTGAATGTGATGTGCGAATACATGAGATTTTACGATTCGTATGCCCTCACCAGAAAAAGGTCTATCGAATTCTGCCTCACATTCTTCGATGCTATGATTTTTTAAATTATCAAAGAAATCTCCAAACTCCATGCCCGGATCATAATATGCACCAATGTGCATCAAATCCATTTCACCACTAGCATCATGGTAGTATGTTCTTTCATCACTGTAATCACTTTGATCAATTGACGGGCTAAAGTAAATGTTTTTTACTACACTGCTCCACTTTGATCCGGGTGCCCCTGCTACAAAAATATACTTCATAACCCTCTCTCTTGTTTAGTTTTAATACCGGCTAATACTTCTTTATCAAGCCAATATTCTTCTACGTACTTAACATACTTATGATTTGCATCTTCGCTGATAAATTTCATTATGTCTGGATTGTCGTGTGCTACAGGGAAATCTAATATTTTACTTACGTACTTTAAATAATGGCCCTTGTGCAAAAAGAATGCTTCGTGGTCTAGAAAATGTGTATTATATTCTAATAGATTATTGTAGTAATAGTCAAGTGCTATTGGCAAAGTAACTTCTTTTCTAACTCTTTTTTGTTGTTCTGCATTGATGTTTTGATCTCTGACTATAATGCCAATAGTAACATCAATCCCTAATTTAATACATTCGTCTGCAAACTCTTTTATTTTAGGAACATAACGAACACCGTCGTACATAAATGGACAACTAACATTTGCTACCCAATAATCATATTCACTAAAGTCAAAATCTTTCAAGCGTTCTGGATACACCCAGTACTCAGCAAAAGTTTCTAAGTCACTAGGTATCCAATACTGATCATTTAATTCTTTCCAGCCACCAACATCATCATGTAAACTAAACAGTCTACTAAAAAGATGATTGCCAGAGCCTTGAGGACCTGTTATAATTAGTAACTTTTTATTTGTGGTATCTTTGCTGGCCAACATATGTCCTAACTTTCAGTGGATTAACTTCGTCTGTAGGACCTGTTCCACTGTCAGGTGCAAACACAAATAAAATAACAGGTTCATCTTCACAAATAAAATTATGTAAAGTATTTCTACGCATGTAGAAAATGCTACCTTCAAGTACATCAAAGTACTCTTTATTATCTAATTCAACTTTACCGTTGCCTTTGATAATAAATCCAATTCTATGTGAAGGGTGCGTGTGTAATGTTTGATACATGTGCGGTGGGAAATGCACATAGTTAATAACAGGATCACCTAATCTACCTGGATTGATAGCAGTTGTATTTGTACCACCGTCCATGTATGATAAGTTTCCCATACCTAATTCATCTTGTATATAATATCTGCTTTCTGATAAACTTAATCCAGGAAAGTCAACAATACACGCACTGCTGTCTTCTCCGCATGTTATTGTAAATTTGTCTTTAGTATTGATACATGCATTTTTATTCTTTATGGCAACATCTGGGCCTTTAAATGATCCATTTCTCATCATTACATAAGCCATGCCTTTAGGGGTATATCGTTTTGTTTCGTTTGCTTCAATCTTAACGATCTGCATGTTCCAGCGATCTTTAACATCGAATATTCCTCTAACGTCTATCATTTCACTCATTGTAATACACCTTCCTCTCTTAGTTGTTTACGTATGCTTGTTGCACTGATGTTATGTATTTCATCGTCAAATACTTCTTGTTCAATTTTATATCCAACACTTCTACCATATGTAATGTTGACAATATTTGGTACTATAGATACCTTTACTTTGCCTGCATACTTTGCTAGTTTGTCTTGCAAGTTCTTTTCTACTTCATAACATGTAAAAGGATTATCTGTAGTTACAGGCATGTTTCTTATTTGCAAATTAACTTGTCCGTGTTTAGCAATGGCTCTATCAAACAATGCTTGATGCCCGTCATGCCAAGGCTGCCATCTACCTAACATCTGCACAGTAGGAGCTTGGTCATTCCAGATGAACCTATTGCCTAATATCCAAGCAATCTTTTTGGCGTCAACATCGCCGCGTTGTTCAGTAACTACATAATCACACGGTTCTTTATGATTTGGTTTTTCAAATACTGCATTAGTATCTTCAAATCTACCCTGTTCGATTGTGTTTACCCATATAGTAAAACTCGCACCAAAATCTTTACGGGCTTTATTAAATGGACAAATAAAATCTGCTATTGCTATTTTACCTTCTGCTTCTGCCTGTTCACAAAGAAGTTGCATTCTTTGCTTTTGTCTTAATCTACCTTCTTCTGAAAAGTCCCAGTCATTTGCATCACTGCGAACTTGATCAGCATTAAACCAAACTGCTTTATCTCCTAGTAAGTTAATTAACTCACTTGCTAGATAACTTTTGCCTGCTCCCGGCAAACCGAATATGAGAACTCTCACTTCATTAAACTCCTAAGGTCGCTGGGCAAAACAGAAACTTCCATTCTTTCTGGGTGCCAAACTAGACCCCAAACGGGTCTGATTTTGTGCTTAAATGCTTCTATGCTTCCGTCATCTGCATGAGCAATAGCATTTAAATCTGCGCCAACTTCCATAATTTGATTAGTATGATGACTATTTACTGTGTATTCTTGGTCTTCTAAAATAACTTTATGTTCAGTATCTTGGTGATTTTCTATTGTGCCATTAACACCTTGTTCTAGTTCATTGATAAAGAATGCACCGTGACATACTCCTAACACAAATTTGTTTTGAATATAACACTGAGTAAGTAATCTAGTTTCTACTAATAATCTGTGTGGACTTGCGTCTCCACCTGTAAAAATAACCATGTCTAAATCACGGACTAATTTTTCATGGTCCTGATCGACATTGTTGGGGATAAAAGAAAGCGTATGACCGCTTAGTAGGTTGTACCAACCGTGTTCTAAGCAATCATACGCCACGTTGTTATAATGTAATATCCTCTGTGTAAGACCGATATTCATTAAAAGGTATTACCAACCGTAAGCCTCAGATACTAATCTTTGACCTTCTGCATTGGCAGTAGTGTTCTTGCATGAAATTTCATACAAGTCTTTACGCATGTTAGTAACTAGAGACTCAATACGTGCTTGAGTTTCGGCATCGCCTACTAGTTCTTCTAACTTACGAGCACCGATTGTGCTGTGGAAGCCTTCGTCAGATGCGATTTTTGCATAACGACTAGAAATAAAGTCGTCTTCAATGCAATCTGCCATTTGATTCCAAACTGCTTCTGCACGACCTTCTGCAACTAACTGATAAGCGGCTAAGGCTGCTGGATCAGATGATGCTTCGTACTTCTCTAAAAGAGATGCACCTTTTGCAGTTGGCTTTGCTTCTTCAGCGGCGATTGCGGCTTCAACGTCAATCTCTTCACCTTTGATGTGTTCAATAACTTCTTTAACTAGTTGGAAGTGTAATGCTTCATCATAGGCTTGCTTAGATAAAAGTTGTAACTCAACAGGGTCAGTGTTAGCAGGAAGTTCAGAAACTTGCTTGCTGATTTCAACCATGTTCATTCTTTCGTTAACCATACGGCCAACAAAATGTTCAACCAATGCTTCTTGTGATGGCATGCTGTCGAAATAGTCTTTAACGTTCAACTGGCTTGCTTTAAACAATGCTTCGTTGCCCTTAACAATTTCTGCAACAAATTCTTTTGCTGATTTCATGTTTGTGCTCCTTTTTATTTGATATATCAAAAACGTGATAAGTACATAAAATATACTTTACACTATATTATTTATCTTTTTAGGAGAAAATTGAGTTGAACAGTAAAATTTTTAAATTGGTAATGGAAAATCTCAATGAGGCGTTTGATTTACCAAAATATGCTGATATTTTGGATTCGATAGATCAAAATACTGTTGTAGAAGACTTGCCTTGGACTCCTGCAAGATATGAAAAGTTCAAAGAAATAGTTTTAGAAACATTATCAATATCTAGTTTTTCATTTGATGGCACTGTAGAAGATGTCGTTAATAGATTAGATGTCAAATACTCAACTATGTTTTTTGGTGAGATATGGAAACCGCAAACTGAAATGTATTCTCATACTGGTTGGCAGTTAGTAGAAGAAGTTAATAAGTTAAATCCACGTGCAGTGTTAGATGTTGGCTGCGGGTATAACCAATTCAAAGGTAGAATACAAAACTTAATAGGCATCGATCCTTATAATAAGTTATCAGATTATGAAGTTGATATATTAGAGTATGCAAATGTTGATGAACACTTTGACGCAATTATTGCATTAGGATCTATTAACTTTAACAGTGAAGAAGATATTAGATTAAGACTTGCCAATTGCATGAAATTGTTAGCAAAAGGTGGTAAGATGTTCTTTAGAGTCAATCCAGGTATACAACACAAAACAGGCCCTTGGGTAGAA